ATAATTAATATGATTAGAGCATTAACTAAAAGTTTAGAACGTGAGATAAGAAGAGATATAAGAAGATGAAAGAAGTATTAGATGTTTGTTGTGGGGGCAGACAGTTTTGGTTTAACAAAGCTTATGACAACGCTTTATACTTAGACATACGAAAAGCAGACGAAGGTATTTTAGAAGTAAGACCTAACTTTAAAGTTCAACCCGATATGATTATGGACTTTAGAGATTTAAAGTTTGATAATGAAAGCTTTAACTTAGTAGTCTTTGACCCACCTTTTAGAAAGTTTGTAGTTAACTCTGTTATGGGTATTAAATATGGCTCATTAGAAATGGATAATTGGGAAGAGTATTTAACACAAGGATTTGAAGAGTGTTGGCGAGTACTAAAAAAAGGAGGTACTTTAATCTTTAAATGGGGAGAACAGTCTGTTAAAGTAGCAGACGTTGTTAAGCTATTTAGTCAACAACCTTTGTTTGGAAATCGTAGTGGTAAAGGTGGTAAAACACATTGGTTAGTATATTATAAGGAAATGAAATGAAAGCATTAATAGACGGAGATATTATAGCATATAGATTTGCTTTTATTAACGAGTACGATATTGACTTTGGAGATGATGGCGAACCTAGTATTATTACTATAGCTAAAGCAGAAGAAGCTATGGTAGACGTAGACCATTTCATTCAATGGATATTAGATACTACTGGTTGTGATGAGTATATTGTATGTTTATCAGGTAAAGCTAACTTTAGATATGACGTTTTGCCAGAGTATAAAAACAATAGAAATGAATCTACAGTACCTACATTAGTAGACGTATTAAAAGATTATATGATAAAAGCTTGGAACGCACAACGTGAGTCTAAATTAGAAGCTGATGATTTAATGAGTATATATGCTGATGAAGATAGTGTTATTTGTACTATTGATAAAGACTTAGACCAAGTAGTAGGTCATCATTTTAATTGGAACAAAAAGGATAAATATGAAATCGACAATATTCAAGCGAAGCATTTCTTTTATACTCAAGCACTTATGGGTGACTCCACAGATGGTATTAAAGGTTGTCCTAAAGTTGGTAAAGTTAATGCTACTAAAATTGCTGATAGTATTATTGAAAATCAGTATACAGATAAAGAAGCTTTTGAAGTTATCTTCGACGTCTATAAAGAAAAGTATTTAAAATATATAGATGACGAAGCTTCAAATCAAAAAATAGAAGACTACATGACCTCAATGGTTAATGCAGTAAGGTTACTAGGTAAGGAAGATTACGACTTTGAAACTAAAGAAGTAGTATTATGGCAACCTAGTTTATGTTATTAAAATTAAAAGAAAGAGAGGAGCATAACCTATTCAAATATAGTACGCTTTAATGATGAACTAACCCACTTTCGAGTGGGTTTTTTATTAACATGCTCCCTAATAGGGAAAATTCCCTAAACTATCTTCCTTTTTAGTTTCCTTCCAACCCCTTAATAGTGTATAATTTTAATATTATTAAGGGGTTTTTATTATCATGAAAAAAAGAATACAAGAATTTTCACAAGAACAGATACATGAATTTGTACCAAGTGACTTAGAAGAAACTATAGAATTTTTAAGAAGATTGTTTCCTTTAAAATCGCCGAAGATTGATATGTCCGATAGAGAGATATGGATAGAAGTAGGTAGACAAGAACTAATAGAATTTTTACAGAGAACTTTAGACAAGGAGAACTAAATGTGTGGCCCAAATAAGACAACTATAAATAATGAGGTAAAAGACGAAGACGTAATGCCTGCTATTGATATGAAAGTAGCCGATATATTAATAGGAAGTACCTCTAATAGAAAGAAAAATAAAGTTGCAAAGGGTATAAAACAATTAGACTTTACTGAAATAGCTAAAGGAAACCAAAACAATTTAAATATTAAACCTGTTTCTCATGACATAGGATATATAGCTAATCAACAACAAAACAATGCAATGAATACTAACTCTTTAAGG